ATTGTAATGATTCAACGACTATAGGGGAAGATACCTATTCAGGTAGAGTCTCTGGCACTCAACCTTTGGATACTTCAAATTTATCAGGTTTTGTAGCCTATACAAAAGTTACAGAAGAAGTGGCCCTTGGTTGGCTAATGGACGCCGAAGAGGATGGCTTTAAAGCGACTGTAGAGGCTAAGGTGGCCGCTCAAATTGAAGAGCAGTCCACTCCTACGACAGGCTCAGGTATTCCTTGGGTCGTTGCGTAAATAACAAAGGAGAAATTTAATGGCAGAGACTAAAGAAGAGAACGTATTGGCGGAAGTCGAATCTGGGGAAAAATTTCTCCGTCGCGAAGAGGAGGTGGTTGATCTTCCTCCCAATGTGCAAAACTTGCAGATTAAGCTGGAACGCATACGCGGAGAGATCTCTACTCTGCAAACCCGCTTTGATAGTGTGCGGGAAGAGTTAGATACGCGCATTGCGGCGTTTAACTGGTTTAATGAAAAATTGCAGGCAACTCTGAATTCGGAGTGAATGAACGCGAGTTTTTAGAAGTGGCTAATCAAATCACTACCCACGAAGCCGTTTGTGCAGAAAGGTGGTTAGAGATTATCAATCGGGTAAAACGGGTTGAGATGTTTATTTTAGTTACGTTAGCCACTTTAGTGGTGGGGATGGGAAGTTACCTCTTTACTCAAGTAGCAGGATAATGAAATGCCACTGGCGCGGTATCAATTTAACCCAGGCATCAACCGAGAAGGCACGGCGCTAACTGCGGAAGGCGGTTGGTACGACGGTAACTTAGTTCGGTTTCGGAAGGGCTTCCCAGAGAAGATTGGGGGCTGGGAAAAAGCAACTGAAAATTCTTATTTAGGGACCGGCAGGCTTCTGCATGGCTGGGTCACGGTTAGTGGTACTCAACTTCTTGGACTGGGTACCCGTTATAAATTGTACGTACAAGAAGGTGATGTTTTTTATGATGTCACCCCTATTCGTGCTACTACTTCTGCCGGTGACATCGTTTTTGCCGCGACCGATGGGTCATCCACGATTACTGCTACCGATGCATCCCATGGTGCCTCAGAAGGGGATTTTGTTACTTTTTCTGGTGCTGCGACTTTAGGTGGCAACATTACGGGCACTGTCCTTAATCAGGAATATCAAATTGCCACAGTGCCCACAAGCGGCACCTATACTTTTGCAGCTAAGGATTCTTCCGGTGATGAAGTTACTGCCAACAGTAGTGACTCCGGTAATGGAGGTTCTAGTGTAGTAGGGGCCTATCAAATAAGTACGGGTTTGGATGTTTATGTATCGAGTACTGGATGGGGAGCAAGTACGTGGGGCGATGGTACTTGGGGATCTACTAGCGCGTTAACGGACAAAAACCAGCTTCGTCTCTGGTCTTTAGATAACTTTGGTGAAGATTTGGTGGCCTGTCCTCGGGCAGGCGGCGTGTATTACTGGGATAACAGCGTTACTGTCAATGTTCGTGCAACAGCCCTTAAAGATTTATCAGGGTCTAATTTAGCCCCTACTGTAGGGCTACAGGTATTAGTCTCAGATATTGATCGGCATGTCATTGTATTAGGCGCAGATCCTATTGATGAGTCGATTGATCAACGCAGTGATGTTCTTGATCCATTACTTATTGCATGGTCTGATCAAGAAAATATACTTGAGTGGGAACCTAAAGCCACAAATACTGCCGGTTCACTGCGATGTTCAGCAGGCTCTGAAATCATTGGAGGACTTCGCGCTCGTCAAGAAACGCTTATTTGGACGGACGCGGCGCTTTACAGTTTACAGTTTGTAGGAAGCCCTTATACTTTTGGACTAACCCTTATTAACGAGGGGGTTAGCTTGGTAGCACCCAATGCAGCCATCAACACACCTTCGGGTGTTTACTGGATGGACCGTAAGGGCTTCTATCGGTACACCGGCTCAGTTGAACCTGTGCCATCGAGCGTACATAGCTATGTGTTTGATGATTTTAATGAAGGCCAGTCGTATCAATTCTTTGCTTTCCTTAATAAACAATTTGATGAGGTGGGTTGGTTTTATTGTTCCAGTTCAGCCACGGTGATTGACCGCTATGTCACGTATAACTATGTAGAAAATAATTGGGCAATAGGTCAGATAAGCCGTACCGCTTGGTTGGATGAAGGTATTGTGTCGTACCCGCGAGCTGCGGGGGTGTCCGGTAGTACTTACTATGTGTATAAGCAGGAATCCGGCAATGATGCCGATGGTTCACCTATGGATGATGTGTATGTTGAGTCAGGGGACTTTGATCTTGATGAAGGTGAAGAAGTCCAGTTCATTCGTCGCATGATCCCGGATGTTAAGTTCACTGGGGATGGTGGCTCGGATCAAGCGCTGAATGTAGTACTGAAGACGCGCAATTATCCCGCGGAATCGTTGACTACTGAGAGTACTAACGCCTTTACTGCTTCTACCACGGTGGTAGATATGCGAGCCCGAGCTCGCCAAGCCGTGTTGCGATTTGAGTCCGATGACGATGCGTCGAGTGATGTGCGCTTAGGGGTTGGCTTCCGTATTGGTGCGACACGTCTTGATATTCAAGCTAATGGACGGCGCTGATGGCGCGTTTACTGGAGGGACGTTTGCCTCTAGCCATGGGCGAAGAGGTTACGGGCGATGTCTATAACCGTACGGTACGGATTTTAGAGCTCAATTTAGGGCGTTTTGACCCTAATTCCACTCCTTCTTTCATTGTTTCCACGCGGGATAAGCTTAAATTTAATCCGGGCGACGTGATTTGGAATCTGGATGAAAGTGTCCTGCAGGTATGGCTTGGGGACTCCTGGGAAAATCTTTCGACTCCTGACACAGCAGGCGTAAGTGGTACTGGAACGGTGGGTTCGCTGCAAGTCACCACGAATGGGTCTATTGCGGTTGATATTCTATGAGATATTTTTCATTAGAGGAGTTTGATTGCCAACATACGGGCAACAATGAGATGGATGAGGGGTTTTTGAACCTTTTGGATGACTTACGAGAGGCGTGTGATTTCCCCTTCATCATTACCTCGGGTTATCGGGACTTAACGCACCCTATTGAAGTCCGGAAGAGTCGTCCTGGAGCGCACACCTACGGTAAAGCCTCCGACATACGTGCCCGCGGGGATAAAGCCCTGTTAATTGTGCAGAAAGCTCTTGAGCTTGGCTTTACAGGGATCGGTGTGTCACAAAAAGGAGCTCATGGAGTTCGATTTATTCATGTAGACAACATGACCACAGAAGAATATGCCGGGGGCAATCGTCCCTGGATTTGGAGCTACTGATGCCTTACGAATACCGCTGTACCCTGCGTCGAATTGTGGACGCTGACACTTTAGATTGTGACATTGACTTAGGCTTTGGTGTCATCTACGCCAAGCAGCGTATCCGCTTCGAAGGGATCGATACGCCAGAGAGTCGGACGCGAAACAAAGCAGAGAAGGTGTTGGGGTTAGCCGCGAAGGTTAGAACCAAAGAATTGATACCAAAGAAATTTGTCATGCAGACCATCAAGGATGACAAAGGTAAATTTGGACGAATCTTGGGCCGTCCCTTTACAGAGGATGGACAGGATGTGTGTCAACTTCTGATTCAGGAGGGACACGCACGAGAGTACTATGGTGGGACGAAAGTCCCTTGGATAGAGGAAGAGTAATGGATTTTGATATTGTAGCGATTCTTATGTACGCAACAGCAGCAGTCACAGCGTGCTCTGCCATTGCGGCAGTGACTCCCACGCCAAAAGATGACCAAGCCGTAGCCTGGGCATACAAAATTATTGACATGATTGCCCTTAATTTTGGTAAGGCCAAAGACAAAGGTAACGATGCGGCAATGTAATGGGCTTAAAAATTTCGGCGGTACTGGGCTTATTGCTCATATTGTCGTTAGGAGCGTTCAAGCTCTATTACGATAAGAGTGAGGCCGAGAAAGAGGCCATGGCAACGCAGTTGCAGCAGGCAATGGACAATCAACAGCGCCTAGAGAATGCCATTGCAACCCAAAATGAGCAGCTTGAACAGGCGCTAGCCGAGCAGCAAGCTTCTCAGCAACGTATTCAAACCTTGACGGTGGCTAACAATGAGGCCAATGAAAAGGTGGAGGATTTACGTAATAAGTTTGCTAGGCATGATTTAGATATGCTGTCGTTGCGTAAGCCTGGGTTGGTGGAGAAGATGGTGAACCGCGGTACTGCACGGGTGTTTCAAGAGCTTCAGGATTTAACGGATCCGAATCAGTTTGATGAAGACAACGATATTACTGCTGATCCTACTTAGCGGCTGCTCCTTTATGGGGAGCTCGCGGTTTACCCCACCGGAGGTTCGCCCTGTAGAAGTGGTGACGATTGAAAAACCAGCTCCTCTGTACCATCCACCTTTACCTCTTGCAGTGAAGGGAGTGCCCGTGGAGTGGAAGATCCTGACGCCGGACACCATGGAAGAGTACATCAAGGATTTAAAAGCGGGTGAAGCGCCCATGAATGCGTGGTACTCCCTGACTACCAAGGGCTATGAAAATCTCAGCAACAACATGGCTCAGATTCAACGTTATATTCAACAGGTGTTGTCGATCATTGAGTACTACCATGAGAGCGACCGTTCTAAGGTAGATGATGAATGATTTTGTCACCATTATTAATGAAGTTGGCGTCCCGGTAGCGGGCCTTCTAGGTCTTGGTTGGCTTCTCTGGCAACTACTTTCTAAAATCATGGGGACCATTGAGCAAAAGATTGATGCCATCGATGACAGCATCAATCTCAAGATGGACAACATGGAAAACCGGCTGATGACCCAGCTAGAGATGCAGCACGGCATTATCATCAGTCTGATTGATCGTGTACGGGCGGTAGACAACCAAACCATCCGGCAGGACGTGCTCCTGAAAACTCTGCTGGGTGTTCCTAATCTGATTGACCATGAAAAGATTGCTAAGGCAGAACGGGATGACCAACGTAAGGATTAATAAGCGTGTGGGTCAGGTTCTCGTTATAGGGTGTTTGTATTATCTGGCCTTTGGAACGACTCAAGGGGTCTGGCCTTCGGAATTAGTTCACGGATTCGGCAACCCCAGCTTCAGCGGTGTCAATCAGTCGG